CGCCCGTGAAGGCCGCCGGAATGCGCAAGCTGCCGGCGCCGTCGGTGCCGACATGCACGAGGCCCAAACCGAGCAAGGCCGCGACCGCGCCGCCGCCGGTCGAGCCGCCGGGCGTGTGCTCCGGGTTCCACGGATTGCGCGTGATGCCGGTGAGCGGGCTGTGGCAGACGCCGATCCAGCCGTGCTCGGGCATGCAGGTCTTGCCCAGGATCACCGCGCCCTGCTCGCGCAGGCGCGCCACCGCCGGTGCGTCTTCGTTCGCGGGCGCCGTGTCGCTGGTGCGCGAACCGCGCCGCGTCGGCAAGCCCTTGGCCAGGATGTTGTCCTTGACCGTCGCCGGCACGCCGTCGAGGTCGCCAAGCGGCGCTCCGGCGCGCCAGCGAGCTTCCGACTGCCGCGCCGTGGCGAGCGCCCCCTCCGCATCGACCGTCACAAAGGCATTGTACGCCGCGGCCTTTTCGATGCGCGCCAGCACATCCCGCACGACCTCGACCGGCGACAAAGCGCCGGCTTTGTAGGCCTGCGCCAGCGCGGCACAGTCGAGGCTTGCAATCGTTGTCATAGAGGCAGGTTAGCCTCCATGGCGACGAGGCGCACCTTCCCTCCAAGCCGTCGCGCGGGTAAACCTTTAGCTCGTGCCGACCCCGTAGCTCAGTTGGATAGAGCATCAGCCTTCTAAGCTGAGGGTCACTGGTTCGAATCCAGTCGGGGTCGCCAACACTTAGCGCATGTTCGGCCTGATGGTTTTGCAGGCGGTTTTGCAAGTTATGTTCCCTTTCTGGCCTGGTTGAGTTGGGCAATGACGGCGCGGGTAGCAGCGTTGCGGCCTACGTAGCGGCGGATGATCTTCTCCACCGTCTCCTCCTCCCACCCCATGATCTCGGCGACGACGCGCACGTTGAGCCCGGCCACGTAGAACCGGGTCGCTGCCGTGCCTCTGAGGTCATGGAAATGCAGGTCCTTGTCCGCCCACTTGGCGGCGACCTTTGCTCTTTGGATCGCGGTCTTTAGCCCGTCCTCTGTCCACGGCTTCCGTTGGCCGTTTACCAGCACGGTAGTGGCGACCTTTGGGATACGCGCCAAGACGGCGCGCAGTTCGTCGTACAGGGGCACGATGACCTCACGCCGCTGGCGGCTCTTGCCGGTACGCAGCACAATGGCGTCGGCCTCGACGTGCGACCACGAAAGGCGGATCAGGTCGCCTAGGCGAAGCCCTGTATGGGCGGCAAGGTCCACGGCCCAACCGGCCTGAAGGGAAGCGACCGCCTTGAACTCCGCGATGTCGGCATCCGTCCAAATTATATCGCTGCGATCGCCGCTGTAGAGCCGCTTGATGCCCTCGCACGGGTTGCTTGCGATTTTGCCGAGCGGGTCAACCGCGTAGCTCAACACGCGGGAGAGCACCTGCATTCCATAATCTGCGGTGCGCGGCCGGTCCGACCACTTGTTCCGCCACTGCCGAATTATCGGACGTATCTTTTCGGGGCGGTCGAATTGGCCGATGCGAAGATCGCCGAAGTGCTCGGCTACACGATCTAGCCAGCCCGACCAGTTGCGCTGTGTAGATTTAGCAAGGCTTCGGTAGTCTGTGCTCGCCTTGTAGAGCGCGATCAATGAACGAAATCGGGACTTGTCGGGCGTCCGCAATTCTTCGACGGCTTCGTTGTAGGATTTCATGAATTCCGGCGAGCCCGGTTCGCCGCGCAGACGGGGGCCACCGCGCCAAGCATAATAATAGGTTCCCCCCTTGCGCCGCTTGCTCGGGTTGATCGTGACCTTCGCGATGTTTTTCAATTCAACCCGCATGGCGCGCCTCGAATGCCGACAGCTCCTGGTCCAGATCGTCGACGGGCTCCGTGGTAGTTTCAGAATTCGCGGAGACGCAGAACTCGCGGCCATCTTTAGTTTTGAATTTGAGCTGGAAACTTGCCCAGCCCGCCTGCTTGACGCTGCGTGCGATGCTCGCAATTTGCGTCACGGATAATGGGGCGGGTTCGCGCGCCATTGTTCAATCATCCTCGCCTTCAATGCCGAGAATTGAATTTTCATATTCGACTCGATCGACAATGATTTCGCGGATCGTGTCGATGTGCCATTCGGTCGAATAGAGCGTCGGACCGGCGCCATAGGTCACGTCGCTCTTGTAATCTTTCGTGTCAAAAAAAACGTCCGACATCGTGCCGCGCACGTACGTGACGCGCTTGATCGGCTCGTTGTCGCGATTCCGGAGAGAACCTTTCAGCTCGCAAGCAAGTTGACCGGCTCGGCGAGGCAACACGCCAGATTCGAGGAGCCGCGCAAATACAAACAAGACAACTAAATCGTCCTCATTGAACAAACGCACCTTCCCCGCGATGGTGGATGGCGCGCACGTATAAAAATTGTTCGCTACCGCCTCATTGAATTTTTGTCTGTCACACATCGCCACGCGCATTGCGATGGCGCTCCTGACTCTCTTAGGATATTTCGACATGGCGCTCTCCGGTCCGACCCAATAACCTATAGATCGGACCGTTGGGAAAAGCAATCAGTTTTCCACAAGCTAGACGGACGCCCTCTGCCGCGCCCGCCACGCCTTGCTATTGCAGGCATGGCTGCAATACAGCGCATCGCTTTTGGCCGGGCAGAACGGGCGCCCGCACACGGCGCAAGGCCGCTCGGGCGGCGGCGGATGGCGCGCCGCGTGATACGCCTTCATGTACGCCTTGTTCGCTGCCTTTCGGCAATCCTCGCTGCAATGGAGAGCATGCCCCCGGCCGGGATGAAATTCATGGCCGCAGTGAGCGCAAGGCTGCGGCTCCAGCACATACTCGCTTTTCCCCGCGCACCCGTGTGAGCAAAAGCGATAGCCCTGCGGTTTCCATTTTCGCTCAAATTCGGTGCCGCACGTCTCGCACAGGTACTTCCCGAGCGTTTTCTTTCGTGCTTCGACGCGCGCGGCCATGACGGCCCGCATCCCGGCCTCTCCTTCCAACCTTCTTAGATGCACGCGGAACGATGAATGCGCCGAGTCCTTACACGTGCGACTACAAAACTTGCTGCCCTCCCGCGCATCGGCGGCCAATGGCTTGCCGCAGCGTTGGCAAAGCATGTAGGTGGTCGGCCTGTGGCCGTCCTGCGTATGCTCGGGTTGCGCTTCCACCCAGGTCGGCCGGGTCGCGCCGAGCTGATGCAGCGCCTTTTCAACTATACTCGCGGCCCTGCTATCGGCTTTCGACCAAGGCAAACCGCCAAGGCAAAACTCCGATCGCAAGCCGTGCCTCACTGCGCCCTCATATTCAAATTTTGAGGACCGTCCGCCACCGAGAATACGCGCGGCGGCGCCAACGAGATGCGCGTCGGCCTTGTGCGTGGCCGTTTCCTTTTTCTTGCGCCCTTTGTGCGGCTTGCCCGCGAGCGTAATAGGTCGGCCCGGCCCGCGATCAATCCGCCGCCGCAAAAATAATTGCCAGCCTGCCAGTGGCGTAATGTTTATGGGAGCGTGCATCGCTGCCCTCTGCGACGTGGAGAACGGAACGCGGCAAATGCTGCACGTGTGCAGGACTTGCCGCTTAGCCCGATGGCGAGCCGATGCCGATTGAGGACGACAACGCCGCTGCTATATCGGCCGCGTCTACGCCGCCATCCTTTGCGTCTTTCAGAGCTGAAACCGTAGCCGTCAGCGCCCGCGAGCGCCCACCCTGGTCGTAAGCCTGCAAAGGGGTCATCAAGTCGAGGGTGACAGCAGTGCCGAGCTTTTCGCTCGCTTCCTCCGCGACCAGCGCAGCAACGGGCGCGAGTGTCCATTGCGCCAAATGCCGTTGTGCCTCTCTCACCAGCGGACCTTGCGCCCGTTCGGCAAATAGGGCCGGCAGCACGCCGAATGCGGCAAAGATTGAGGCGCGAGCGGACAGGAGCGTTTCAGCGGTCATCGCGCGGCTAAGGTCGGGCGTGACGTCGGCAGGTTTCCAATCCGTTGCGGGCGCCGGGCCGCCGGCTGCGGTCACGCTCACGCTTTCCCGCAACATGACGCGGCCACGTTGACCGCGAAAACTGCGCCCAATCGCCGCCATGTCCGTGTCGGGAGACTCCGGGAATGGCACAATTTGACTTCCGATTGGCGCGTGCTCGAAAACTTCGGCGAGTGCGGATTCGACGGCATTTAGCAGCCCCGCCGTCAGACTCGCGCGCTTTAGAGGTGCCGTGCCGTAGTAAGGCGCGGCCGCGTCGCAACCGATGCGAACGTGCAGAACCTCAGCCGCCAGCACGGTTTGCGTCGTGCCGCCGCCGGCCTCGGGAATGCTCACGCGATATGCGGTCGGTTCCGTGTACCGCGTCCGCAAGTCCCAATCGGAGCAAGGTACGAGCGCATTCTCGCGCATGAGCAACACGGCTTCGCCGCGCAACGCCAGGGAGCGGCCAATCAGCGCAAGTTTGCAACGGTCGAGCAGATCGGTCCCGGTCACGTCCGCCAGCGCAAAACCGTTTTCCCATAGGGACACGCAACTTTGTGCCGTGGCGGTCAATTCAGCGATGCCGCGACGGCCGCTGATGTAGGCTTCGCGAGCCGCTATCAACTCGGCGGTAAAGCCGGACATTGCCGAACGCTTTTCAACTTTCGGAGCGCGCTTAAAGAAATTGAACATGGTCACGCCCTCCTGAAATTGCGCAATAGATCGCCCGCGCCGCTATTCTGAATTGCTCGCGCCATCCAGGACGGCGCGCGGGTCACTTCGCTTGTCATGACACCGGGCACATCGGTGCGCTCAGACGCGGCGCCCGGCTTGCCTGGGTTAGCGGCGAGGTATTCCGCGAGCCGCTTGAACGCCTCATTGACAGCAGCCGGGACGGTTCCGCCGCCAGCCGTTCCGGTGAACCTATAAGGGCCAGAACATGGAAGGTAATATCCGCCGAGCGGCGACGCATCTAAGGTCGCGGTTTCCCACTCGCTTGCGCGACTCCACACCTCGACAGTCGCGATAGTCGCGGGCGCGAGCGGCGGGATCCATTCGCCCGGCCCTTCCACAATCCACGTCACATCGCGCGTCGTCCAACGCCAAACGATGTAGCTTTCGAGACGTTGCCAGATCGTTTTCGCGTCGAGTGCCGCCGCTGCGGAGGACAAGCCCCGAGGCGTGGTCGGGTAACTACCCGGCGCGCTTTCCGTTTGTTTGACTGTTACCGCCATCGGAGCGCCCCCATGCTGTTCCGAGTAGCTTTTTCCGAGACGGAAAAAGCATCGGGAGACCAGTTTCGCGCGGCGATTTGCGCCCCGTCGTATGCGGGCCGGGTCACAAGGGAGAACTCATACAGGTCGGCGCGGGTGACGGTACGCAACACGCCATCCGCAGAGCGCGTGACCATTTCGCCGCCGGCCGGTACGCGGAAGCCGGGCGACAAGCCTTTCGTGAGGCCCGCCGCAAGCGCGGCGAGAGCGTCATTGGCCCAACTTGTCGTTGGCGCAACGTGCGCCTCGATTTGCAGAGCGTCCGTGCCGTCGCGGAGCGTGAGCGAGCCGGCCTCGGTCGAGGCGAGCGGCTTTTCAATGTCGTGACCGGCGAGCAGAAAGATTGGCTCGCCGGCTTGGATGCGCGAACGGAACGCCCCGGCAGCGAACCGCTCGCGGCGGCCGTTGCCAAGGGTCGTCTCCGCGCCATAGGGAAAGCGCCCCGAAAGCCGGGTCGCCCCGGCCTCGGAGCGAATTTCAAATACTATCGGGGCGCCGTGCAGCATTACTGGATGCCCGTCAGGATTTGGAGCTGCTTGGCGCGGCCCGCCGACACGTCCAGCGTGGCGAGCGCGGTAACACGCAAGCCGCCTGAGGCCGCGTCCGAATAAGGATCGCGGATCAGGTCGATTTCACCCCACGATCCAACAAAGATCGGCGGCACGCCTCCGGGCGCACAGGTCAGCAACGCCTTGGAAGCGGCCGGCGAGCCGGTCGGAGCCGCGAGCGCGTTCGCGGACATGACGATGTTCTCGGCGCCGAGATTCGCCACCATCTTGTCCCATTCGGACACGGCGGTGTTTGTGAACAGAATGCCGTCCATTTCGTCCCAGACTTCGGGCCGGATCATCAACTTCACGTCGCTCGGCGACGAAATAGCGTTGTCGGTCATGAAGCGTTTGACGGCGGATCGAAACACGCTCCACGCAGCGGCGGCAGCAACCGACGTGCTGGTGATGCTGTAGGAGCCAACGAGGATGCCGGCCGGCTCGCCGGACGAGCCGGCACCGAGAAACACCGCAGCGTCCAGACCTTGTGCAAGGCAGCCGTTCATATCCCGCCGGACTGCATCCTCAAGGCCCGGACCGGACTGCTTGAGCGACTTGCGCGTGATCTTCATAGTGATCCCGTAGGTGTTGTTCGGGGCGAGGGTTCGCTGCGCCGTCGAATACGCGGTAGGACCGCCAACGCTTCCGGTTTCGCTTGACTGCCAACCGCCGCTAACAGACGAGCTGGTCAGCGGATATTCCTCGCTGCCTTGGGCGATGTTGACCATGCGAGCGCCCATTCGCACCGCGGCGGACTCCGGGAAAATGCGGTCGATGATCGGCGCGGTGATCTTCGGCGCGGGAGTCCCACTCGCGACGGTTTCGCCCGTTCGTAATTCCAGCGCAGCCCACGGCACTGGCACGCCGCGATAGCCGCCATGCGACCGCAACTCTTGAATCACCTCGGCGGTCGCGCCCTCGATCTTCGCGCCTTCGTCCAGGTAAAGCGCAACCTGCCGCACCTCGAAACGGCCGATCAGCGCGGCCCATTCCTTGTCGCCGCGCGTCTCCAATTCGTCCTTTGCCTCGCGGCGCTCTTGATCTTCGGCGACGAGTGACGCGCGATACCGCGTCTCGTTCACGCGATATTCCGTGTCGAGCGTTTCCATGCTGCGGGTTTCATCTTCGGTCGGCTTTTCCTTGCCGATCAGAGCGGTGAGCGCCTGTCTGATTTCAGACTGCCGACGCTGAATTTTCACGGACTCCAGCATTAAGTTCATCCTTTCGGTTGTGGGGTTTCGCCAACGTGGCGACTAGTTCGCGCCACGCGGCGCGAGCGGGATCGAGCGGCGGTAAACCGCATTCGATGCGGGTTTTGCGCGTGTGACAGGGCGCGCAAAGTGACTGCAAATTCTCGAGATTGAACGCGAGCGCGGGATGCGTTCGCACCGGCTTGATGTGATCGACTTCAAGGCGACCACGTGCGCCGCAGCTCACGCAGCGCCAGCCGTCGCGCCGGAGCGCAGCAAGGCGAAGCGCCGGCCACCGTGCGGAGCGGATGACGGGACCGCTAAACGCCGCGAATTTGGAACGGCTCACAGCCATGTCGCTGCCCTCGCTTTTTTGGCCGGCCGACCTGCAATCCGCGCGCCTTGAGCCACCGCGAGGACGGCCGCCGCCGCCGCGTCGATGCGTCCCGTTGAACGTGCCTTTGCTAATTTCGGATTGTTCGCAGGGTCGCGGAGACAGACGGCATCCGCGAATGCCGAGCGCAACAGAAGCGACGGGCGCGCTTTCACGCGGCCGTCG